ATCCCTTTATCAAAGATAGAGTTGCAACCGTCAATGCGTTACTACAGAACGGCAAAGGGGAAAGACGTTTGGCGATTTATGCCCGTTGCACTCGTTTGATTGAGTGCCTTGAGTTGCAGAGTTACGATGAAAAGACAGGCGATCCTGATAAGCAAAATGGATATGACCATCATGTAGATGCACTTGGTTATTTAATTTATCGTGAATTTAATATTCTTTATGGTAGAACAGGCAAGCCAACTGGTATTAGAATATATTAAAAGTAATGGTACTATGAGGAAAAACCGTGTATAGCTCTCTGAATATTTACAATCAGCCTGTAACACTAGCTCCTACAACGGTTGCAAGTCCAAATGCTGCCTATCAGAGGATGGCTAATTTTTGGGGTTTGGTTGAAGATTTAAAAGAGGGAACATACAAAATCCGTAGTGAACATAGAAAATATTTAAACCAAGAACCAAGAGAAACTGACGATGCTTATGACACAAGGCTGGCAAGGTCAACAGTAGTTCCATATTTGCAAAGAATTGAGAAAATGTTAAGTGGTATGCTCGTCAGGAAACCAATCAGACTTGATGATGTATCCGACTTGGTACGAGAGCAATTATTTGATGTTGACCTTGAGGGTAATGATCTTAATGTATGGCTATATCAAACATCAAGAATTGCAATTAGCTTTGGTCACGTAGGGGTGCTTGTTGATGCACCGAAAGATGGAGAAAAGGCAAGGCCATATTGGGTTACTTATGCGCCAAAAGATATTCTTGGTTGGAGGACAGAAATCGTTGATGGCGTAAGAAAGTTAACTCAATTGCGATTAATGGAACAGGTTGTTGAGTCTGATGGTAAGTATGGAGAAAAAATTGTAAAACAAATCAGAGTGCTTGAGCCTGGTCGATACGAAATCCACAGAAAAAATAATAAGGGTGAATATAAATTACATGATGAAGGAGAGATGAGCATAAAGGACAAAATTCCTTTTGCTGTTGCATATTCAAACAGGGTGGGAATGTATGAATCACGCAGTCCTTTGTATGACATAGCAGAATTAAATCTCAAGCATTACCAAATACAGAGTGACCTTGATAATATTCTGCACATCAGTTCTGTTCCTTTGCTTGCAGTTTTTGGTTATCCAAACGCAGATGAGATAACAACAGGGCCAAATGAAGCATTATCATTACCACCTGAATCAAGAATGGAATATGTTAGCCCATCGGGTGATAGTTACGACAGCCAGTTCACAAGATTAAAAGATATTGCAGATCAGATCAATACTTTGTCACTAGCTGCGGTACTTGGTCAAAAATTAGTGGGCGAAAGTGCCGAGGCCAAAAGGATAGACCGTTCTCAAAATGACAGCACGATGATGGTCATTGCCCAACAGATGCAAGATCTAATTGATAACTGCCTTAAGTTTCATAGTGAATATCTAAACGAACCTAATGCCGGTAGTAGCTTTGTAAACAGAGACTTTGTAACCGCAAGATTAGAACCACAGGAGATCCAATCATTACTTGCATTATTCACTGCTGGTACTATCAGCCAGGAAACATTACTGACACAGCTAAGCAGTGGTGAGATTCTTGGGGATGATTTTGATGTGGAAGAAGAAGTTGAGGCAACACAAGCTGGTGGATTGATCGAAATGGAAGCCCCAACCCAACCTGACGCAGCTTAATGAATGTCAATTCCAGAGGTATTTTTTAGAGAGACCATTGATCTCAACCGCTTCAGTAATGCTGTCGCAAAAAAATATGCTGTGACTTACAACGAGGTAATTCTAAATGCTGCAAAACAATTAAGAAATATTGAATTAAGACAAAGAAAAGCTGGAGAGGCGGTTGTTGTTGCACCACAGACAAGAAAAAGACTTAGAGCAATCATTAAACAGGCAAAAGATAGCCTTAATACATGGTCTGGTGCTACGGCAAGAGATTTTAAGAAAGAATTACAGGGAATTACTCTTTTACAGCGAGATTTTATTGTAAATGAATTGAAAAAAGTAACAGCATCTGGTGATGTGCCGATTAATACCGTTGCAATAAGTCCAAAATATGCAGAATCTGTAATAATGACAGACCCAACACAGATAAATATATTTACAACTGAACAATTTAAGGAAGATGCTTTCAAAAGATTCGGTGCTGGCAAATTTGAACTTACCGCAACTCAAGGATCAGCAGTAACTTTGCCTAATGGCGAAACTGTAAATAAAGCATTTAGAGGTATCGCTGCCAGTTCACAGGAAAAACTTGCATTAGCCATAAGATCAGGTGTATTCAGTGGAGAGACAACACAACAGATTGCAAGACGATTAGTTGGAGATTTAAATTTTGCAGATTTTGGGCCATTATCTGTCAAACAACTTGCAGCATCGGGTGGAGAACTTACAAAACTTGCAAATCATCAAATCCAAACGATTGTAAGAACTTCTGTTAATCAAGTACAAAACCAAGCATCACAAGCTGTTTATGCTGCAAATAGTAAAGTTGCTTCTAAATACGAATATGTTGCAACCTTAGATTCAAGAACTACACCAATCTGTCAAAGACTTGATGGCCAGCAGTTTGAATACAATAAAGGGCCAACACCTCCTCAACATTTTAATTGCCGATCCACTACTGTTCCTATTGTTGATTTTGATGGTTTGCAGAAGAAATATCCAGGACTAGAAAAGCCACCGGCAACTGCACTTGATACGAGGCCAAGTATTACAGGTAGAGTTCCACAGGGGCAGGCATATGGCGATTGGCTATTAAATCAAGATCGAGAACTACAGATAAAAACTCTTGGGAGTGAACAAAAAGTAAAGTTCTTTAAAAAATTAGCTGGTAAAAAAGGAAGTTCTGGTCAAAAGGCATTGAGACAAATCATCAGAAGCGATGGCACAGAAAAAACATTAGACCAAATCAAAAAAGAATATAAACTATAGATATGCCATTAAAAAAAGGAAAATCTGAATCTGTGATCTCAAGCAATATTCGTTTGCTGATGAGAGAGGGTAAGACCCTGAAGCAGGCACAGGCCATTGCATTATCTACAGCAGGCAAAAAGAAAACAGCTAAGAAACGTAAAAGGAAGTAATATATAAACAGTTACTTTTATTGTTATGCCAAAAGGTGTTGGTTATGGTTCTATGAAACCAAAAGGAACAAAGAAAAAAAAGAAGGGAGGTAAAAAATAATGGGTTATACATTTAAAGTGCAGACTTATGATGAGTCAAAGCCAAAGGTTGAAAATTGTGAAGTAAAACCTAAAACAACTAAGAAAAAATCTAAAAAGTGACTAAAAAGTTCAGGCGAGTTGCAAAGGACAAAAAGACAGGTGTTCCAAAAAAATATCTGTCTGGAGCAAAGAACAAGGCAGCGAAAGCTGCTGAGATCAAGAGGACTGCCGAAGCCTACAGAAAAGGAGAATTTATTGATATAAAGGCTGTATCTAAATCACGCACCAAACAAAATGTCTCAGGCAAAAAGAAGAAAACCACTAAGCGAAAGCGTAAAAGCTAGTCTTAAAAAAAAGGCAGAAGGCACTCGTTTCTTTTATGGTGAACTTGCAGAAGTTTATCGCAAGGGACAGGGTGCTTACCTTGGTGCTGGTTCAAGAAATGTTCCTATGGCAGCATGGGCTATGGGCAGGGTAAATAGTTATATGAGGGGTGATAAAGCAAGAACAGCAGACGCTAAAATTTATTCAAAATATCAAAAGAAAAGATAATGGCTCCATTAACAAAAAAACAAAAAGAAACATTGAAAGCTCATTCAGTTCATCATACTAAAAGGCATATGAATTACATGGTTAGAAAAATGCGTGAGGGTATGAGTTTTGCAAGAGCGCATAGAATGGCACAGGAGAAGATAGGTAAATGACAATCAAAAGAGGTGGCCATACTTTCCAAGGGGTTGATAAACCAATCAGAACGCCAGGTCATTCAAGTGGCAAGTCTCATGCTGTAGTTATTAAACAGGGTGATGGATTTAGACTTATCAGATTTGGTATGCAGGGAGCAAAAACAAAACCACCAAGAAAAGGCGAAAGTGACGCAGATAAGGCAAAACGTAAGAGTTTTAAGGCTAGACACGCTAAAAATATTGCAAAAGGTAAGACAAGTGCAGCTTATTGGGCTGACAAAGTAAAGTGGAGTTAGTATATTAATAATTATTAAGATTTTTTATGGCTGAAGAACCAATCAAACCAAATCCACCTGTTGATACTGCTGCCTTGATTGCAGAAGTTGAGGCATTGAGAAAAAGCAAAGCGGAACTTTTAGATGACTATAAAAAAGCAAAAGAAGCTGCAAAAGCTGTGCCTCAAGATGTAGATGTAAATGCGTTGATTGCTTTTAAGCAAAAAAAAGAACAAGAAGAGCTAGAAGCCAAAGGTAGATATGAAGAGGCAACAGAAAAACTTGCTGCTCAATATAGACAAGCAGAGGAAGCAAAAAATCAGAGGATTCAAGAACTTGAGAAAAGACAAAGAGAACTTGAGGTCGAAGCCCCTGCTGTGACTGCACTTGCAGACGTTGTTCACGATCCACAATATGTGCTGTCGAGACTTAATAAAGAGCAATTATCAAGAGACCCTGATGGAACGGTTGTGGTTGTTGACGGATATAACAGAACGTCTGTTAAAGAATGGGCTCAACAAAATATGCCTCAATGGGTACAAAAGAACCCAAGACCACAAGGTGGTGGAGCAACAACAACTAAGGTGACGGCTGACGTTGTTACAGGAGAAAGTAATCCATTTGCAAGAGAATCCTTTAATTTAACGGAACAGGCGAGACTTTATAGAACAGATATTAATAAATATAATATGCTCAAAAATGCAGTTAGCGGTTAATATAAGACTAACGTAGTTGTGCTGCGTCAGAGGTTGTGCCTCGAAGTGAACATATTTTATTAGTTTTTAATGGCTACATTAAGAAGTGATTTAATAATCCCAGAGGTGTTCACACCCTATTTGATCGAAGAGACAACTCAGAGAGATTCTTTTCTTCAAAGTGGGGTCGTACAACCTCTAGCAGAATTAAATCTATCCGCAGAAAGAGGCGGTGACTTTGTAAAGATTCCATTCTACAAAGCAAACTTATCTGGCGACTTTGAAGTTTTATCTGATAGCACTTCATTGACTCCAGCAAAAATTACTGCAGACAACCAGATTGCTGCTGTGCTTCATAGAGGTCGTGCTTTCAGTTCCAGAGATTTGGCTGCTTTAGCAGTTGGTGGTGGTCCTGATCCTATGGCTGCTATTGCACAAAAGATGGCTGCTTATGTTAACAACCAGAAGCAGAAGGATTTATTCTCCTGTCTAACTGGTGCTTTTGGTTCTATCAACGCAAACGACAGCAACTCTGCTTTATTTGCTTTGACAATTGATTCAGAGTCAGGTGACACTCCAACAACATTGAGTCCAAGACACGTTGCAAAGGCTCAGGCTTTGTTAGGTGATCAAGGCGATAAATTAACTGCAGTTGCAATGCACTCAAAGGTTTTTTATGACTTGGTTGAGAGAAATGCAATTGACAGAATTTACGATAATACAGGTGCTCCTGATACTTCAGCCACAGGCGGTAGCACAGTTAGAGCATTTGATGGACCTACAGCTGTAAATACATTTATGGGTCTAAATGTTATCGTTTCTGACGATGTTCCCACCACTGGCAGTGGGAGTTCCACAGAGTACAGTACATTCTTCTTTACTCAAGGGGCTGTGGTAACAGGAGAGCAAGCTCCAATCAGAACACAAACAGATAGAGACATCCTTGCTTTGGAAGAAGCAATGGCAGTGGATCTTCACTATATCTATCATCCTGTCGGTTTAAAGTACGCTGTATCAACAGTCAACCCTAATAGAACTGTATTAGAAACTGTTGCATCTTGGTCGAAAGTGTATGAGACAAAGAACATCGGTATTGTTCGTGCAACTAACGTATCTAATCAGGATTAATTATGCCTTCTTTATTTGAAGTAACTGCTGGTTCTTTAGTTGGACCAACAACAGGTGGAACTGTAACTCAGGCCACTAACAAATCCACAGGTGTAACTCTAAATACAGAGTCTGGACAAATCACAATGAACAATGCACAGCTTGACGCTGGCACAGAGGTATCCTTCACAGTAACTAATAGCAAAGTTGCAGCAACAGATGTTGTTGTAGCTTGTCATGGTTCTGCTGGAACTGCTGGTTCATATTTGGTGAATGCAAATGCTATTGCAGATGGTTCCTTTGCAGTAACAGTTTCTAACGTATCTGCTGGTAACTTAAGCCAAGCAATCGTTATTAATTTTGTTGCTCTCAAGGGTGCATCAAGCTAATGGCAATGTACGCATTTAGGCGTATGAGAGAGAGAAATGAGGCTGCTCAAAAGGTGGCTTCATTATCTCCAACTCTTGAAAAGCCAAAACCAAAAACTAAGCCCAAAAAGGTAAAACTCGATGGCAATAACAATTGACGCTACTGTTGGTGGTGCAAATGCAAACTCTTATATCACTCTTGCTGATGCAAATTCATTTATTGAAGGATTAGTCCTCAGTGATGACGCTGCAGCTTGGGATGGGTCAAGCAACGATAATAAAAATCGTGCTTTGTTCACGGCTGCTCAAAGAATTGATCGAGAGAAATTTCTCGGAGCAAGGGTTGATGACACTCAGGCTCTTGAATGGCCCAGATCAGGAGTTCGCAAACCAGATACTTACACAAACCTTTATGGCCTAT